ATATAAATTTAACATTATGAGATTAGGAGAACAACCTGAAAAATTAAGACACACGATTGTAAAACGATTTTATAAAACGACAGATTTACTTGAACATATTGTAGATGAGGAATTTGATTACATTGAATATGGTGATATATTAAATCAAGTTAGTAAATTACTTAAATTATTTGGTATCAAATCTGATGATTTAAGAGTTGACACATCATATATTATTAATTTTATTAAATTGAACAATGATAGTTTAGAAAACGAAGATTACGACAATTTAATTGAACCTCAATTTAAAACTTACGCAATACCATACTGGGTTGTTGAAACTCAAGTAGTTAGAACTGAATACATGGAAAAAGTTGAGTCATATGGTGATAGTTCCGACGCTATTAATCTATTTAAGGAATTAGAATATGACGGAGCGATAGATTTATATAGTGGTAAAGAATTAAGTCAGGACCATTTGGATGGTTCAATGGATGATTGGGGTATAAATTATCGTGGTGTTAAACCAATTTAATTCCCTTTAACTTTACTAATCACTAAATGAGTGATAACTAATAATGTTAGAACTGATGACAGTGTAATTTGAACGACGGCTTCTGTATTGTGTATCATAATGTTTTTTCTATAACACTATCAATAACCATACCACTCTTTAATTCTTTCTTTAATTTTTTTAAATCTTTGATGATTTTATCGTAATTAATAGGCACAGTGTCTAATTGCTTATCCACAATCTTTTTTATCATTTTACCAATAACATCATTCATATAGTATAACAACTACTAAAAACTAGTTGTACTGTGGTCTCCAAAATCGTTGTCGAAGTCGTCTATAATTTCATTCATTAGTTCGAGGGGTTTTAAACCAATAAATATACCTGACCACATATTTATAATTAAAATAAACAAAAAAAAATTTAATTATGTCTTATACAAGAGAACAGATTGAATCAGCACTTAAATCAAAAGGGTATAAGTGGTTTAACGATGATGCAAATAAATCTTACGATGTCAATATCGTTGGTGTTAGAAACAATTCACCATCAGTCGCTAAAAAGGTAACTAACGTATTTGATGACCATATCACAATATCATTTAAAGATGAGAAAGGTGTTTGGCAATTCTATTGTTGGAACGCAACGACTGACCCAGGTAAAAAAGGCGTTCAACAATTTCATAATAAAAAAGGAGTTGCAAGATTAGTACCTAATCAATATCGTACAACTTGGGCGGTTGATAAACATCAGGGAAAATATGACGCTCTTTGTCAAAGATTAAACATGGTTGAGGTTTGGAGAGATGCTAACAAAGATTTAATTTTTGAAGAAACTTTAAAGGATAAAGGTATGTTCGGTATTAACATCCACAAAGCAGGTACTGATTCAACTTGGGTTGAAAATTGGTCTGAAGGATGTCAGGTATTCAAAAGAGTAAAAGACTTTGATGTCTTTATGTCTATCTGTAAAAAAGCTGCGAAAATTCACGGTAACAAATTCAGTTACACATTATTAGAATCAACAGATATCAAATAACTAAAAACCCCCAATTAAGGGGGTTTTTTATATGTTTATAAATTCCGTTACAACATAACAAGCTTGCCACTCACCATCCATTACCAATGGATAATTTTCAAAGACATCATCCATTTCAAGATAGTTTAATTCGTGTTCGTCATAAGAACCATTAAATGACTCACTATAAGACCAAGGTAGTTCATCCTTAATATTTAACTTCCCAACAATCTCATTATCATTTTTTTTAACCTGATACATATCAATTGGTTCAACGTAATTGATTATTTGTATAAAGTCACCTTCAATATCAACACCCCATCTTTTTGGTTTTATATGGACTAAATCATAAACTTTTTCACCGGTCTCAGAATCGGTATAAAACCCTGATTTTAATTCTTTAGTCTTTTTTAATGTGTTAGTTATTTCAGTTTTTAAATTATCACCACTACCAATATGAATTTCTTTAACATCAAGAATCATAACATTTTCTGTCATACCAAATGTCCCTAAACTAAACAACCTATTGAATTTTTCAATTTGGTCCAATAATAGTTGTTCTAATGTTATTTTAGTGTATGATAAATCATTATTGTTTATGATATTGAAAACTAAAACTTCATTAACCGCATTAGCCTCCTTCGCAGATAATATACGTATTAATTCAAAGTTAATACCGTGAATATTTTTTCTCTTATTTACTTTATTGAAAATCTGTATGTATTGTTCGTTTTCCATATCTATAAATATATTATCCTTCAAATATAATAATTTTAATCAATAAAAAACCCCACCTTTAAAAAAAGATGGGGGAGATATAATCTTATTGTGTCGAAAAACAAATACCAGGTTAGATGAGTTTTAAAGTTTAATGGTTGAACTTTGAATATTTTTGATAGTTGAACTTTGAGTCGGCATCACATTCACAAACATCGAACATCACTGAATGTCTAGTAGTAATATATTTGTTAATCAACAACAAGTCCGATTATATTGATGTCGTCGCGTTGTGAGTATCCAACTCTTCTTGCAATCTCTCAATTTCTTCTTCAATTGATTTAACTCTCACGTCTCTCTCAACAATTGATAGTTCCGCAGTCTTGATTGATGGTTCCACTCTTGAGTATCTATCAGATACTTTACCTTCACTACAATCAATTTGGTTAAGTTTCTTAGCCAAAGATTTCAATTCAGACAATCTAAAGATTTTGTCGTAAACTCCAATGTTCGCTCTATGGATTTTTGTTTTAAGGTCTATTAAACCTTCTTCCAATGTCATTATGTTAGACAAAGCATCAACTGTTGAGTAAGGTCTAACATTACCTTCATCAACTGAGTTGTATGCGTATACTTTTTTAAACTCATCCTCGATTGCTTTAATCAATCTATTCTTTTCTTTTAACGCTTGTTTGATTGTCATATTACTTTCATTTAATTTACTCTATAATCATATGGAATTTATTTTAAGCTGTCAATAGATATTCTCGTAAATTTTTAATTCTTTCTTCAAAAATATCCAAGAATAAATCACGAATCTCAATTATTATTGACTCATCTTTAATTCTGAATAAAGTTTCTAAATAAGTAATTAAGTGATAACCTGCAGGCATTCCAAAATTCCAAGAATATTCTTCCAACTGAAGTTTTAAATAATAATCCCTATTCACATCACCTTTTAAAAATGGATATTCAATCTTGAATTGGATGAAGTTAAGACCTTCGTAATTTACGACCAACTTTGTCTTATCAACAAGTAATTCAGCTAACTTATGTTTACCTTTGTTATCCATAAAACAAAGATATAAAAAAACCCCAACTTTTTAAAATTGGGGTAAAAATTAAATACTATGAAAAGTTTATTATTCCAAGAATTTCAACTTATAAATAGTCGAATAAATCAATTCCTGAACTGTATCTATCTGATTTTGGATATAACTTTCTTTAACTGACTTTCTTGAACCTTCAATTGTCTTATCCAATTTCAGTAAGTATTCAATAGCACTGTTAACACTAGTATAGTTATCATAACCATCACACTTGTAGTCCTCAACAATTCCGTGTTTACCTTGATAAGATTCAACCAACCCATCAAACAAATCAACAACACCGTCATAATAATCATTTAAGGCTTTATGAACCGCAAACGATTTAGTTTGTAAATGATATATATGTATTTGTGTTCTTGAATGTAAAATTCCAGATACTATATCAACAAATGACCCATTAACTTTATCCTCAGATTTTTTAATGTTAACATCATTATTTTCTTCTTCTTGTTCGAATATTCTTCGATTCATTATTTCTTTTTTTGTGAAAACTTTTTCCATTTTATAAACTTTTATTTATAAATATATTGAATAATCTTATTTACCGTATTTGGCATTTAATATTATACCATCGGAATCAAGTTCTGTAACTGTAATAAGATAAGTTTCATGTAACTTATTACTTAAAATGTCCTTATCACTTGTTTGTAACACATATCCTTCAGTAATACAGGTAATTTTCGCCTGTTCCAAAGTCATACCTTTAATACCTTCAGGTATATCTAATTTAAATCGTTTCTTTTTCATTTATATTTCTAAAATAACTTCTAACTAGTTTACCTAAATCCATATCATTTGGGTTATTCTTAACCATTTCTTTGACCTTATTACGTTCTTCAATAACATAACTCAGTATTTTTTTTAACTCAAGGTCTTTCTCTTCATCAATAAGAAATTTACCTTCGAAATAAACATCTAATTTTTTAATTTCATTTTCCATATTATATATTTTTAGTTATTAAATCTTTATCGTGTATCGTAACACCACTACCCTTACAATAATCCTTAATTTTGATTTCTAATCCTGATACGTCTTTATAAGATAATATACCTTCGTTTTCAGGAGAATAAACATTATCAACCAAATATTGAACTACCGTATCATAACCCATCGTTACGAATCCGTGTGCGTAACCTCTAGGAACTATTAACTCATCATTAGATTTCATATTAAACATATGTAATTTCATATACTCAGGAGAATCCTTTCTAATATCAACAACAAAGTCAATTATACTACCTGTAATCACTTTAATTAGTTTGGCCTGAGCAAACTCCCCAACTTGGAAATGCAACCCTCTTAGAGTATATTGTGTGGGGTTAACACTAATGTTTGATTGTAACCAATCCTTCTTTAAAATATCTCTGATGTTATCATCATATTTTAACGCTAATGGAGCAAACACCCCTCTATGGTCTCTAAAAACCTGATTACTTATAAGTTGAACGTATTCCATAAAAAAACCTTTATCTAAAAATAAGATAAAGGTTTTATACTATCAAATTTTTATTAACTAAAAATCGTCACCAAATTCAATATCATCATCTTCCACCTCATCATCATAATCCTCCTCATCATCTTCATAATCTTCATCATCCTCACCCTCACCTTTAGTTTCATTCATTAAGAAATCAAACACTTGGTCCATATTGTTTTTTGCTTCAGCAATATGGTCCTGAGCCCAATCGTGACCGTTTTCTAATATCTCACTAATAGTTTCTTTATCCATATCCAATAACATTTCACATTGTCTTTTCATTTGTTCTAAATTACTAAAGAACATATAACGAGAGTTGTCGTGATTCCCACCTTCATTAATGTTATTTTTTAATCTTTTAACTAAAGTTTCTAATTGTTTTTCATTTATAATAATTGTTCCCATAATACCTTTTAATTATAAATATATCTAAATTAAAAAAGGGAGACCGAAATCTCCCTTTGGGGCCGTAAAGGCACATCCACCACTTTGTTATACGACACAAAGAAACGTTATTCGTTTATATATGTAGGTATAGATTCCTTAACAGTTTCTTGAGCCACTTGCTCAATTTTGTCTTTATTGTCTTTACTATCTGTAAAATATTTCTTTAACGAAATGTAAGTGTAAACTACACAAAAACAAAGTAACCCTATTATTAATTTTAAAATTACTTTCCAAAAACGAAATATTAAATATCCCGCAGTTCCAATAATCGTTAACATTGTTAGTGTGTGAGCGTCCATAATGTAAGTGTTTTAGTTTGTCTTACAAATATAATCAAAATATCAATTACACAATAACATTCTATAATTATTTTTTTGTTTATGGTAACGACATTGTTGTCGTTACCATAGGTTGTGTTGATATAATTATTTGATGTTCAAGAATGTTCCTGTTCCACCTGCAACTGTTGAAGGTAATTCACCATTCCATTTCTCAATTTTCTTATATTCAACATACAAAGGTGTTAACTTTTGTTGTGTTAAATCCATCGCTCTTGCCTTAGCGGATGCGTTGATGACAGTCTCTGCGGAGTCAGCTTTTGCAACCGCAACTTTACGTTGACCATCAGCCTGTGCTGCGATTGCCTGTTGTTTAGACGCTTCAGCTTGTTGGATAGCCCTTGTTTTTGCGATGATAGATTCTTGTAATGCCTCAGGAGGTGTAATATTAGTTCTCAACTGAGATACGTCAAACCATTTAATCAATCGTTTATTACATTCGACAACGATATTAGATTCGAAGTTTTCACGGTGGTTAAAGATACTATCAACTGACCAAGTATTTGCTACGTCATTCACCGCTCCAACGATTGCGTTTTTCAACCATCCTTGTTCAACCTCTTTAATCGGTAATCTCAAGTTTTGGAACATATCCCCAACTGTATTAGATTTTAATTTATAGTTAAACGTTGGATTAATTGTTGTTGTAAATCCACCCTTAGTGATAACCATTTGGTCACCATACTCAATGTGTTGTTGGAATAC